GGATACAGTGACGGACAGAAAGAAAACAATAGCGGATATTGCGGAGAAGATCAGGAAGTCAGGGCAACCTAAGCACCCGATTGATTGCATGGAAGCTGCCCTCAACACTTTCCGTGAGCGCAACAAAACCTATGGCGACAACTACCTTCAGCATGGCGAGGTCATGACAGCTTTGTTTCCTGATGAGATCAAGTTGAACAGTGTTGAAGACTGGAATAGGTTTGGTGTTATTAATATGATTGTTGCCAAGCTGACTCGCTATGCCCAAGGCTGGCCCAAAGTCCATCAAGACTCTGTTCATGACTTAGGTGTTTATGCATTCATGCTTGAGTCGCTAGACAGCGGAGTGAAGAAATGATTGTGTTTGACTTAGAAACAACAGGTCTGCCCAAAGCGGAAGGCTCTGACCTAGACATCCAACCCAAGATCATTGAGTTCGGTGCATTGAAGCTGGACGACGAAACTCTTGAGGAAGTTGACAGGCTTGAGTTCTTTTGCAATCCTGGGCACTTGCTTGACCCACAGATTATAAAGATCACCAACATCACCGACGACATGTTGAAGGATGAAAAGCCTTTTGTGGCTTACACTGAACAGCTTTGTGATTTTTTCTTGGGGCAGAAATCTATTGTCGCGCACAACTTGCCTTTTGACCGCAAGATATTAAAGTTTGAATTGGAGAGGCTTGACAGAGTCACTAAGTTCCCGTGGCCTCCGCAACACATCTGCACAGTTGAGGTGGGGCAAAGAGTTTGGGGCAAAATGCGCAAGCTCGGCGACATTCACGAAGAGCTGTTCGGAACAAAGATCGATGGCGCACACCGCTCAATCAATGACGTTGAGGCAACTGTGCGCATCGTTGAATGGTATAGAAAGGAGGGGCACATCTGATGGATCCATCAATCATAGGTTCAATAATCGGCGCAATAGTCGTCATAATCCTAACAAATGTGATATAGCATGTTAAACATAAAAGTCAGATCCGAATATTCATTCCGCAAAGCCTATGGGCCAATCAGCAAGGTTCTTGAAACTGCGAACAGCAAGGTGGTAGGAATATGCGACACAGGCACATGGGGTCATGTCGCATTCTCAAAAGCCTGCAAAAAGGCTGAAGTAAAGCCTCTGTTCGGGGTTGAGATATCAGTCGTCGCAGACGCAGAAGAACGAACCAAGCAACCCGACAACCCAATGACATTCATAGCCAAGAATGATTCGGGTCTGACTGAGATATATGAGCTCGTGACAAAAAGCACCTCCAAAGAAAGGTTCTACTACTTCCCACGACTCAGCTACACTGACTTGTTTGATGTCAGCGATAATGTAATAATATTGAGCGGAACTCACCCTGATTGGGGATTGTTGCCTTTGACCAAAAAAGACGATCTTTACATTGAGCTGAATCCAATGAGTTCGCCCAAGGCTTTGAAGTGGGCTGAAGAAAAAGGCTTTAAGGTCGTAGCAACTTCCGACAACTTTTATCCGCGTGTTGGTGACCGCAAGGCATATGAGGTTCTTGTCGGGCGCAACCGCACCGACCGCACAGCCCCAATGCATATATTAAATGAGTGGGAGTGGAAAGCAGCACTGCCATGGGCACCTCAAGAAGCAATTGACAACACCTACGCAATAGCCGATCAGTGCGATGCTCACTTGCCTACAGCGCAGATGGTTTCATTCCACAGCCCCAAGACTTTGCGCCAACTCTGCGAAGAAGGTGCGCCACCGCGTGACATTGATTTAACTGACCCAGTGTATGAGGCGAGGCTGAAGAGGGAGCTTGACCTGATTGCTGACAAGCAGTTTGAAGATTACTTTTTCGTCATCGCTGACATGATCAACTATGCCAAGCAACATATGCTCGTTGGCCCAGCACGAGGTTCGTCTGCGGGATCATTAGTTTGCTACCTCACTGGCATAACTGACATTGACCCGATTGAGCATGACTTGCTGTTTGAGCGATTCATTGATATCACTCGTGAGGATTTGCCTGATATTGATATTGACTTTCAGGATGACCGCAGAGAGATGGTTTTTGAATACTTGCGGCAAAAGTATGGCGCAGAAAAGGTTGCGCACCTCGGGACAGTCTCGCGTTACAAAGCCAAGAGCACAATCGCCGAAGTTGCCAAAGAGCTCGGCATCCCCGCATGGGAGGTGAATGACCTCAAAGGCGCAATCATTGAACGTAGCTCTGGCGACTCACGTGCAGCATTTTGCATTCTTGACACCTTCAACGAACTGGACGTTGGTCGGCAGGTTCTTGAGAAGTATCCCCAGATCAAAGTTGCCGCAGACATGGAAAACCACGCACGTCACAACGGAGTGCACGCTGCTGGGATCTTGGTGACTGAGTATCCCGTTAGCCGATATTGTTCTGTGTCAGGCCAGACAGGTGCAGCCCAGATTGATAAAAAGGATGCTGAGGATCTTAATCTGCTGAAGATTGATGCCTTGGGGTTGCGGACGCTGTCAGTGCTTCAAGACATTCTTGATCAGGTCGGTTGGACGCGAGATCAGCTTATCAAATACCCACTGGAAGATGAGGACGCATTCAAAGTTTTAAACGACGAAAAGTATGCAGGCATCTTTCAGTTTGAAGGTTACGCTCTGCAATCAGTGACTCGGCAGATGAAAGTGCACAAGTTTGAGGACATTGCGGCGATCACTGCTTTGGCTCGTCCTGGTCCACTTAACTCTGGCGGCACAACCGAATACATCAAACGCCACACAGGTGCAGCCCCAGTTGAGTTCCTGCATCCGCTGACTGAAGAGATAACCAAAGTGACCAATGGTGTCGTTGTTTATCAGGAACAGGTTATGACGATCGCTCGGGATGTTGGCAAGCTGAGTTGGGAAGACGTGTCAACGCTCCGCAAGGCAATGAGTAAGTCTTTCGGTAAAGAGTATTTTGACACCTTCTGGGAAAGGTTTAAGGTTGGTGCAGCTGAGAATGGTATTGAAGAAGATCAGGCACAGCGCATCTGGGACAACATCAACACAATGGGCTCATGGGCGTTCAACCGCTCACACGCCATTGCCTACGGATTGCTCAGTTATTGGTGCTGCGTTTTGAAGAGCAAGTTTCCGCTCGAGTTCGCTGCTGCTTGCCTACGCAATGTGAAGGATGACGAACAAGCTGTGCGATTGTTGCGTGAGGTCGTGAAGGAAGGCTTGGGCTACAAGCCATTCGACAAGTTCAAGTCAAAGGCCAACTGGTCGGTGCAAGATGGTGAGCTGATCGGTGGTTTGATCGGCATCAAAGGCATTGGCCCAAAGATGGCTGAGGACATTGAAAAGAGACGTGAGTGGGGGCAAATACTCACCCCACGTCAAGAGAAGCTCCTAGACAACGGAGAAACACCCTACGACGACATATTTGAGTGCGAACGTAGGTTCGGCCATATTAAGGCTGATCCCGCCTCCTACAACATTGTAACGCCGATTACGGACATTGTTGATCTTGACGCAGACCGTCCAGGAACATTCGTGTTCTTCGGGAAGTTGAAAGAGAAAAACTTGCGGGACATGAACGAGACAGTCAACCTTGCCAAGCGTGGGGGTCGCAGAGTTGAGAACAACAACCTATGGCTCAACTGCACTTTTGAGGATGACACTGGTCCAATCATATGCACCATTGACAGGTTCAAGTATTCACGCATGGGCAAGCCAATCGTAGAGGACGGAAGGTTAGGAGATTGGTACTTGGTCAAAGGGACGCTTCGTGCTGGATTCAGAAAGATTTACGTTGACAAGTGGCGTAAGCTTGAGTAACTCCTTGTTTTTATTGAAAACAAAAATCACTTTATTCAAATTTAGTTGTTGCCTTTTCTGCCAGAAAGAGCGATACTAACTTATCAACTGAGAAAGGAAATGATTATGGACAAGTTCAAACCCAACCACCGCGAGATCACCGACTGGATCGGCAACCAACGTATTACATGGTGTGGCCCATATTCTGTTGCCACTGTTGCTGGCACTAGCTATGAGCGTGCATATCAGACTCTTAAGCTGATCCGTGGCAAGCGTCACTGCAAAGGCGTCAGCAATGCCAACATCGCAGCAGCTTGCAAAAAGCTCGGCATCAAAGGCAAGTGGAAGAAGCTTGAAAAGCGCACCAAGCTCGCCAACTTCCTGCCGACTCTTGAGGACGGAAAAGTTTACATTGTCCAGATCACCAAGCACGTGCTAGTCATCGACACACGCGACCGCACAACAATCGACAACCAGCACCGCGAGTGGATTGCTATGGAATCAACCAAGCACGCCAACAAACTCGCCCACGCATACTATGAAGTCCAGAACCCTAAGTTTGAGACTGTCAACGAACCATGGCTGTTCGAGAAGATGGCAGCATCAGCATGATGAAGCCTTGCCCAGAGTGCGACGGTGAAGGTCGCAGAGAATATACAAGAGCTGTCATTGACTATGTCAATGGCGGTTATCTTGAAGGATACATGGACACTTGCGAAGAGTGCGGTGGATACGGCGAAGTAGAGGCCGACGAAG